TGAAAATCAACCTCTCATTCTGTCAATTCTATCTTGTATCTCTTTGGGTACTTCGATATATTCTTCTGTGCTTGTATTTTGACCGATAAGGGCATTTTCTTTAATTTGTAATGTATTCATATCTCTTTGGAATTTTTGCTCGATTTGAGCCTTATACGAATTTGCATTCGTCTTTTCGATAAGTGATTTAATGTCGTCTGGCATACGATTTATTTCATTCGCACGCTTAACAACTGTTTCGTAAGTTCTTAAGAAATTCGATTGTATTACTGTTTCTATCGTCTGATAATCTGATGTCGCCCAGTTTTTAAGGTTATCTGGCATACCAACCGCTTGCCTGACAAGTGGCGGTAGCTTGTTAAATTCTTCAACCGCCCCATATGTGCCATTCCGTAATGCTTTACTGACTAACCCCCAAGCTGCCATTCCGTCAAGTTCCTGCGGTTGTGATATAGTCTGTATTTTACCTATCAACTGTCCTATACTTGGAGCAAATCCGCTTGTATCAGAGTTGATATACGCTTTAAGTGCGACTGACACTTGTTCATAACTGTAATTTTCCAACATCATATTCCACACATCTACTGTCTCTGATAAATTGTTAGGCTTGTAGTTAGGGTAGCAATCACACATAATGCGAATGATTTTAACTGTTTCTTCTCTTACCATAATTACCTCCCTTCAATTGATTAGAAACAGTATCTAATTTGTCGCATATAATAGCACTATTAATCGCTATTGTTCTTAAAAGTGATTCAACCCTTCCGTTGTGCGGATAATCGTATCTGAAATTAATTCCATTAAGTGTATCATCTAATCTGCTCATTCTTACTGCCCCCTTTTTTACACATTATCCCAGTCAATAGCACCCTTATTGAAAATCTGATTGCCTTGCTTATTAGAATTATCTTCTTTCAGCTCAAACAGTCCTTGCCAGCAATGGTCTACTGACTGATTAAGAATTTCAATGGCTAAGTCATTATCTCCACCCGATAGCTTTTCGAGAGTATTCATAGCCCTATGCAATGCCTTGTCAGTACAGATAGGTTTTTTAATTCTCTTGCGCATTGTCACATACTCGTTAAATGCTTCATCAAGTAATTCATCATCTGGATAATAACTTTTCTTTTTGGATATTACGTTAGTAATATCTTTTTCTTTTATATTCTTATCTTCTTTAATTTCTTCTGTTCTTTCATTCTTACTTTCTTTTAATATAGAGTTTGTTAATAGAATGTTATCTGTTTGTTGATTGTTTGTTAAGTTGCTTGTTATTTGTTTGTTATCTTGCTTGTTATCCGTTTGATACAAATTGTAGTTAACCACAGTAAATATCGTGAATTTGTTTGTTGCTTTGCTTGTTATTTCGCCTGTTAATTGTAAGTGTTTTAGCGAGGTACGAATTTCCATTACAGACAAATTAGTTTCTTTTGATAATTCAGATATTGAAGAGGGGAAAGACCCTCTTTCAATTATCTTGCCTTTGTAATTTCCGTCTTTCCAATAGGCACTTATCAACATATACATAAAAAGTCTGAATGTATTAATGTCACTCCACCATTCCCACTTTAAAATTTTTCTGTCAATTTTAATAAAATTGCCTGCCATAATTACCTCTTCAAGTTCTGCCACATTGTTACTTCACTAAATCGTTAATATTAACTCTGAATCCGTCAAATTCCTTGCCTTTACTTCTAACATAGGCAGACGTATCAAAGAACATCAAGTTGCCACTATTGTCCGTTGCCATACTTACACCATTTCTTGTAAGACTGCCTTTGAGTAGGTCAAGTAAAATCTATATTTCCTGCTTTGTTTCGTCTTTCATTATTCGCTTTCCTTTCGTAAATAATCCATATATCCCATAGACTGATTAAGAACATACACTGATACAGCATTTGTAAGCCTTTCAATAAGTTCTTCGCTATCTTTATTCAAGTTGTAAGCATTCCTTATAACTTCACCAATCTGTGTATATTGTGCCTTGCCTTGACTATTTATCCAAGCTGTCAAGTCCATAACAGATTTATTCGCAATCTTCTTGCTCAAAAAGTCAGTTAATTCAAACTGTCCGTCTTGTGTCATACTGTATCTCCCATAAAATCACTTAATCTCATTTGTGCCATTTCGGTATCTAACCTCTGTTTTGACACCTTGTAATAGTATTCGTCAAGCTCAAACCCGACAAATTTATGGTTAGTGTTATAGCAAGCTATCAAGCTACTCGCACTGCCTACATGAGTGTCAAGAATAATATCTCCATCTTTTGTGTATTGGCTTAAAATCCATTCGTAAAGTGCGATGGGTTTCTGCGTAGGGTGTATGCGAATTTCTTTATTTTTCATATTTTCCTGCAACATACCATTCCAACGATACTTGAATTTTCTTACTGCAGAATCAAATGAAGTCCACGCAAGTTCACAATCTGCAAAATCTCCTGTATTATCCTTGTCCCAAACAATCCAACAACTACTATCGTATGGAATTTTACTTATAAAATGGTTAGCACCCCATATAATCTGATTTTTTGAAACTCTGAAAAGTTCGTCAAAATATTCTTTATCTGGTGGTTTTAAATCGTTTCCATAAAATGCTTTATAGTCTTTTGCTTTCGCTAATTTACTTCTTGTATGGTTTTTATCTCCGTTTTCTCCAATACCATAAGGCACATCAATAATCGCAAGGTCAAAATATTTGTCGGGAAATTCTTTCATTCCTTGCATACAATCCATGTTGTAATATCCAAAATCTAACATTTGCTCTCACCACCATTTATAAAATCACTTATATCCATTTGATTATCGTGTTCAAATACAAGCATTTCATTCTTTGCACGCTCGTAAAAGTTTCTGTCAATCTCGAATCCGTATGCGCTTCTGCCAAGCTCTGCGGCGGCTCTTAGTGTGCTACCGCTACCGCAACAAGGGTCAACAACAACATCTCCCTCGTCTGTAAAAATCTCAATCAGCTTTTTAAGGACTGCTACGGGCTTTTGTGCAGGGTGTATCTTCGGTACATCTTTTCCGTCTTTCTCCCACATCATATATGAACCATTGTTGTAGTAAGTTCTGCCCCATTCCGCTTCACTACCGCCGTCAAACCAGTTAAATACCATATGTCCTGTACCTCTGATATTCTTTCCGTTTTCATCAATCTGCAAGCCGTTTCTGAATTTAGGTAACTTATTTCGGTATAATACAAGTGCATATTCCGTAGCACCTACGATACGCATATTAGCTTTAAGTACCTGTGGACTGTAATTTTTACAGAATACAAGCGGTATGTAATTAACGAATCCGTGTTTCTTTGCCGCCGCAATCAATGTTGATAACTGCTCAAATGTGCAAAATACAATCATACAAGGGCTATTACTACTTCTCCCCCTTGCGATAGGTTTTGTATCTTCTTTCTTCAACATCTTTGAACAAAAATGGAAGTATTCATACAAATTAAAGTTAAAATCCGAATTGAAAGCCGCCTTTTTCGCAAGTTTGCTCTCGCCATTCTTGTTATCGCCACCGTTATACCACATTGGGTTACTTCCATAGAAGTTAGTTCCTACATTATAAGGAACATCAGCTATGATAAGTTGTGCTGGCGGTATTGCATATTTCTTGTAATTCTGCATTGAATCACGATATATCTCACATTTAATCTTCTTTTTATACATTCTAAATCTACCAAAAGGAAACCTCGGTTTTATGTGCGCACAACCTATTCCTTTCTTTGATTTTTAGTTAGTTGTCTTCTTTTCTCTTAAAATCTTCACAAGACACTGTTTTACTGCAAGCGTAAAAATCTGCCCCAAGCGGATTTCTTGTTCTCAAATAGCCAAACTCACAAATGCCGCAAAAGCGACTTCCCTCATTGCTTTTACAATCGTTAGGCTGTTCTTTTGTTATTTCATCAACTTTCATCTGCAATCTTTCATTTTCATTGGAAAGAGTTTCTATTCGGTCCATAAGCCAAGAATAATCTTTACTGCTCAAAATTCTCATTCTGAATCACCCACTTTCAATAAATCCATGAACTTCTCGTACTGTTTCTGTGACACCTTATTATGCTCTTTTTCTGGCTTTAAGCGGATTATAAGGTGTTTTTCTGCGATAGATGATAATTCCCTCGCTAACACCTTTTTTCCTTGATGTATGCCCTGCATATAGCTTTTAGGTGCTTTTCTCTCGCCTATTGAACCACTAGCACGATTTTCTCCTTGACCGCCTAAACTGACATTCCTAAGCTGATAACCTTTATCAGCATATAGCTTGATGTAATACTTCTCCTTTTCGTCAAGCTGACTTTCGGGGAAATTCAGAAATTCAACTCGCCAACCATAAGGATTTTTCTCTTTGTCGTACAGCTTATGCTTGCGTAAGCTAAGGTCTATGTGCTGTTCATATCCTACAAGGTGGCTTGCCAATCTGCTAAGTGTATGTACTGCCTGTCCGACATAAGCGTACTTAAATCCGTTTTCATCTTCTCGGAGTAGGAAGTAAATCCCACTCCTGTCATTCAGCTTTGGGTTCAACTTCAACAGTCGCTTTTTATTTTCCTGTTCAATCGCCTTGGCTCTCGCTATGTTCTGATAACTCAATCACTATCACTCCAATCTAACTTCTGACCGCAATTATCACAATATTTCTGCTTGTCAAGTAAGCCCTTACCATTGCAACAAGGACATAAAGCAAATTTCTTATCTTCTGTAAAATCTGGTTTCCTCGATATCTGCTTTTCAAGTGCCTGTATTGCCATATTCAATGCTTCATTCATATATATGTATGGTTGAAAATTTGGTGTATTTCTGCATTCTTTAATTCTTTTAATTGCTTCACTTTCTGTCATACTCGTACCTCTTTAATTGAATGGTAATCCCTCGTCAGCTATACCATCTGGAATTGACATAAAGCTGTCTGAACTAGCATTACCGCCCATAATTCCATTGTTATTATTGCTCTGCTGATTAGCACGACTTTCGCAAAATTCGTGTCTTTCAACAACACAATCATTAGTGTAGACTTTCTGTCCGTCCTTGTTAGTATAATTGCCTGTCTGCCATCTGCCCTCAACGATAATCTTAGTTCCCTGATGTAAATACTTCTCTGCAAACTCTCCATTCTTGCCAAATGCGATACAGTTAATAAAGTCTGCTGCCTGTTCGCCCTCCTTCTTAAAAGCTCTGTCAACAGCTAATGTATATCTTGCTACTGCCATACTTCCGTTTACTGTCTGTGAATATCTAATCTCTGGCTCTCTAGTCAGCCTGCCACATAAAATTACTCTGTTCATTATTTTCCCTCACTTTCTTCTGCTTCCACATTGTCTACTGCAAGTGCTAAAAATTCGTCAAATTCGCATTCCTTTCTGTCACAACTCCAAACCGGATACCACCTATTTTCTTTCTCGCACCAAAACATCACTAAGCCTTTCAAATCTGTATTTCTGTTCTGCGTTAGGATATTTTTCCTTATCAACCTCGCTCATAAACATTTCAAGAGGTCTGTTCCAAATATGTCCCTCATATTCATACGCAACCGACATTTCCTCTGTCTCGGTATGCCTTGAAATACCGATAACTGTAACAATCTTGCCTAACTTGAAATGCTTATATTTCTCGCCTTTCTGTGGTAAAGGTCTGTCAAATTCTGTACTGATGTTATCTGCCTTAAAATGCCTTGTGAGTAACGTAAGGTCACAATTGGAACTACTTTCTCCATTGAGTATAAACTCTTCCGACTGTTCAATATGAAACTGCTGCCACCATTCGCCAGGCATAGTATCAAAATAACTTTCTAATTCTTTTGCTGTAGTTTCTCTATCACAAACTAAATAGCCACTAACTCTAAATATTCTTGCCATATTCTCTCCTATTCCGCTTCTGATTGAAGCCATTCCCTAACTTCTGCTACCGAACACATTGCAATGCCGTTCCCAATAGTCATAACGCTGCCCTCTTCATAAGTTTCTATTGAACATATAAAATCAAGCAACTCTTCATCCGACATATTCCTTATCCTGTCGGCATTGTTGTGTTTGCCATCGCATCTGCAACAAGGTTCATTATCTCTTGAATTGCTGTTACGATGGCAGTTACAAGTGTACGCCTTTTCTTTTATAGCTAAGTCAAGATAATATTTCAAATCTTTTATCAAACTGATAGTTCCGTAGAGTTGTTTTTCCTCAAGCATTTCAACAACTTCCGATATTCTTCTATCAAAGTCACGCTTGTTTACACTTTCAAGGAATTTACTCATTTTCTCCACCTCTCAATTCTTCCAACTTCTTAAATTAAGTCCGCCACACCTAATACAATAAAACTTTTTATATCCTCTTGCATATTCACACAAATAACCGCAATGTCCGCAATATTCTTTTCCGTTGCTAACTGATATTTTTTTGGGTTCTGACACGTTTTTCCTCTCGAACAACTGTCCGTGTTTGCATTCTATACAATAACCTTCTTTATCTTTATGCTTGCAAATATTACAGTCAATCATTATTACACCTCAATTCTTTCAGTTTTGCTTCGGCTTCGGATTTTGTGAGGAATACTGCCTTGCCAATATCAAACAATGTAAATCCTCTTCTTTTTGTGCAAAATTCAATTTTTCTTTCTGAATCAATCGTTGCTCTTTGTATCTTCTGCGCAGATATGTTTTTTCCGACAATAACGTAAACTGTATCTCCCACCTTGCAAGGCAGTTTTAAAAGTCTGCCCTGTTCCTCTAAGTCCTCATATTCTGTCAATTTCTGTAATACATTATGGCGGTTATCTTCCCACTTAACAGGTTCTCCACTAGGTGTAGCATATACGCCTGTTCCGTTAGCACTTCTTCTTGTTAATCTCTCCATTACTGCTCCTTTCCCTCTTAATTATCTTCTTTCTCTTTCTTTTTGGCTTCTACAAGACAATCTGCAATAGCTTCTTTAATAATCAAAGTATTGTATCTTTCAAGGCTGATTGTTATTGTTTTATCCTCACATTCTGTTATATTTCCTAAAATATCTCTGTATTTAGCCATATAATCTCCTTTCTAAAAAGGGCACTCATTAGGATTAGCAAGTAGCCATTCCTTGTTGCGCTCTGCAACATCTACATTCGCCCCGCAAGCAACTTTTTTCATCTTCTCGATGAAACTATCTCTATCAGCGTTTTCTGCTGATAGATGGCACATTATGACGTTCTGCAAGCTATCTGAATAATTTGCTTTAACAAAATCGCAAGCTGTGTCAATGGATAAGTGACCTCTGAATACGTGATTAGCTTTGCCTGTGTTATCCCTGTCGATTAAATCCTTGTCATAATTCACGCCTAATAGAATGTGGTTTATGTCTCTAAACTTCCATTTGATTAGTTCACAATCGGTTATATAAAGCATTCTTCCCATTTCTTTGTGTGTAATCAGAAAGCCGAATATCGGACAAGGCTCGCCGTTTGCGTGTGTGTGTGTCCAATTTCCGTCTATTGTTGTCAAATCAAAGGGTTTTACTGTAAATTCACCCATATTCATTGACATATAATCAATCTTCAAATATGGTGCATAAATCGGTATTCCCATTGATTTAAAATCGTTTAATGACTTGCTGTGGTCTAGGGTAGGTGGGTGTGACTTATAATCACACCCTTTATCCCCCTTATGTTCCAATCTAAGCCTTTTTTAATCTCCTTAATCGGTATTCCACAATCAAGGATAAGTGTTTCTCCACTGTTGGAAGTTAGCAGATAGCAATTTCCGGCACTTCCTGTTGCAATACATTTAAGTTTCATTCCTTAATTTCTCCGCATCTTCTCTTAGCATTATTTTGAATTTTCCACCGCACTCACAAACAGCTTTTGCGTCATAAACATTCCAATTTTTATTAGAACGTGATTCATCTTTTTGCTGTGGTTTTCCACACAATTCGCACGCACGTATTATTGGATTTTGTTTCATATTTACACCTCGATTTCATCATCCTGTGGGAACTGAAAGTACTCTGTTGTAGCTTTCTGAAATTGTTCCTCGCTCAAAATGCTCTGTACTTCTTCAAAACGCTTTGAACTGGCTGTGCAATGATAAAACACATTATTTTCATACACTTTTCTAAGCATTTCCATAGCCTTAAGTGCCTTTGCGTTGGTTGAGTATTCAGCAATTTTTACACTTGGTGCGTATGAGTTTTGGCAATATATACGTGCTACTTTTGCATCATATTTAGCACCAATAACAAATAATTGATAATCATTATATGGAACATCTAATGCTCCGTCCTGCGAAATTATTCTCATACTCAAACTCCTATTCTGCCTGCATAAATGGCGGTAATGTGCTATCTTCTGCCTGTTCTTCGGTTGCTTCTGCGGCTGTGTCGTCAACTACATCTGCCTTATCTTCTATAAACTCAACAGTATTAGCATTTTCAGCAATTTCAGCCTGTGCAACTTGATATACCTCGTCCATTTCAACTTGCGCCTGTCTTGCCATCGGGTCATAATTCTTAGGGTATTTCCTTGTTGCATTGTTACACATTTTTCTCTGTATCATACTCTCTGGGGTATCAAGCCAAGCACCGCTTATAAAAGGTCTTGCAAGCTCACATTCAAGCATTTCATCAACCGTCTTGCACACTCTTAAGGCATTGAGTATCTCGTCTTTCTTAGCCTTAATTTCTGCTTTCTGCTTTGGTGTGGCGTGGTATCTATCCTCACAAATACCAAAAGTCTCATTCATTATGTTTTGCTTAACATGCGCTAACAGATTTACCTTAACACTGTCTCTATCAGCAGAAAGATATGTTACTGTGCCGTCTAATAGCTTAACAGGATATACAACTCTTACCGCTTTATCAGATAATCCGCTTTCTTCCCACTCTGGCTCTGTAACTGTAAGTCCTTTATGCTTAGGTGGTATGTACTTGTCACCCTCTTTAATTACCCAATACGGATATACCTGTTTAACATCTTTTCCGTAATTAGCAAGTAGGGAATCATAGCCTGTACCCTCGATTCCCATTTCAACCTGTTTCTGCCATATATCCTTGTTTGTCTGTGGGTCAACTCCCACCTTTACACTTCTTAACTGGAAATAGCACTCTCTTGGATATGCACTAGCATTTAATTTAAGGCTTGCACAACGCTTGACAATGCCTCTCAAATTACTTGTATCAAGATTTCCCATATTAATCTTAGGGTCATTCTTAACAAGATTAAATATGCTTGTCATAGCTTCCATAGCACACTCTTTTGCGTAATCGTCCATATCCATTCCAACAGCCTTATAATCATTGATAATAAGCCCTGTCATTGTATTGCTCCACTCACTTAAAGAGGTGGTAAACGCTTTCTTTTCCGTAACTGCCGTATTCTCTGCCATAATTAATCCTCACTTTCTACTTCTTTAAATTCGCCATCAACTAATTTATAGAATATATCTTCTTTGATACGTTCTCCGTCTACATATTCTGTTTTTACACACTTAGGAATCCATATATGGTTACCGTTATCGTCTGTCTTATTGGTTCTAATCCATTCAGCCAACGTTATCCAACTACCGATTTTTGCTTTTGCTATTGAATTATAGCCCGCTGCCATAACAACTGAATTTTTACCCTTGGATGTTATCTTTGCGGAATCTCCACTTGAACCTATCTTTGCGGAATCTCCACTTGAACCTATCTTTGCGTAATCTCCACTTGAACCTATCTTTGCGTAATCTCCACTTGAACCTATCTGTGCGGAATCTCCACTTGAACCTATCTTTGCGGAATCTCCACTTGAACCTATCTTTGCGTAATCTCCACTTGAACCTATCTTTGCGTAATCTCCACTTGAACCTATCTGTGCGGAATATCCACTACTATCAGCTTCGTTATCTTTACCAGACTCAACTCTTACTTTTTCAATAGTAAAATCTACGCAAGCCTTAATAAACCCTTTAAGCCCAAGTTTTGCACCAATATGAAGCTTATTTGTAGCTATTTTATCCTCTCTTTTATAAATATCTCCAACAGCTTCAACACCTGCAAAATCTGAAATGTCGCCATTTTCATCAACAAGTGGATAATAATTCAGCACATCAAATGGATTTTCGCAGAAATGCATTACACCTGCTTCGCATATTTCATTTCCGTTTTCTTCATAAGTAGCATTCTCTTCGTACTGTTTACCTCTGCATATCATTCCTTTGTTAAATGCTTTATATCCTTTTACGCCCATCAGCTTTTCTCACTTTCTTCATATATAATTTTTATGCCTATTACATTTGCGGAAGTACTTTTATATGCGATAGCTTCCATAATTTCCCATACATCATCATTATCTATCGTAACAGTAGCTCTCTCCATTGCTGATACAAACTGCTTGATAACTTCTGCTTCTTTATTGCTTACTGTAAGTACATAAGCATCTTCGCCTTGCATATTATCCCTCCACAATCTCTAATTTCTCACTGTCATTTACAATCAGCATAATCAACTGACTATCTACCATTTCAGCAACTTTCTTCTGATTGTCCGTACTAAGGCTTTCAGAATCATCTAAGATAATAGGCACTGATATATCGCTAATCTTCTGAATTGAACTGCAAATATCGACTCTGCCTAAAATCCTGTTACCCTTGTTAGACATAGTTGTTAAAATGCTCTTTCCGTCAACAGTAGGTATGCAACAACTCTCGTAATTGCCATTCTTAGCATATTCAAACAACTGCCACTTAACTAACCCAAAATGTCTATTTACTGCTTCTGTCAAGGCTTCGTTCTTCGCTTTGTCTAATTCATCAAGTAAATCAATGATTTTCTCGGCATTAGTTTTATTTTGTTCGCTATCAATCCTTGTCTGCTTTAATTCTTCAAGTCGCTGTTCGTCTGCTGCCGTATCAGACTTTGCAATCTGGCTTTCACATTCTGCTAACTGCTGCCTTAAAGCTGTTTCCTGTGCCTTTAATTCTGCCTTAACCGCCGAAATATCATTAGCTTTGTGCATAGCCTGTTCCTTTTCAACTATCTGCTGTTCAAGTTCCTTGTATTCTTCTGTAGCTGATACATCAATTTCCTGTGGAAATTCTGATAACTGCTTTTTAAGGTCTGCTAAATCAACTAAATGCTTTTCTAACTCCTGCTTTCTGTCGGTCAATTCCTGTTCAGCTTCAACTAACAATCCTTTTACTTCATCAAGCATTTTCTTAGCCGTGTTACCTTTATCAGTAATTCTGTTAAGTTTAGCTTCTTTGTGTGCCTTAAAATCTGCCCTTAATTTCTCTTTTTTATCCTCTGGGTATTCCTGTTTGCAATAAGGGCAAACAAGGCTATTCTCGTCAAATACACGTTCTTTTTCAGCTTTCCATTCGGCTCTGCTACCATCAAGCACTTTCTGATATTCAGCTATCTTGTCTTTATCAAAGTCAACAACATTTTCTGCATTACTGATTGATTTCTTACTATCCTCAATCACATAATTAAGGTTACTAATCTGTGATTCAAGATTTCTTCTGGCCTTAATATTGTCCTCATTGGCTTTGCGGCTCATATCACTAAGTTCAAACTTCAAGTTAAGAATATCCGAACTAGCCTTGTCATATTCAGCCATCAGCTTGTCATTATCGGTCTGCTTTGCCACGCAATCGGCAATCTGTTCTTTCAGGCTGTTCTTCTGTAATTCAAGGTCAGAAACGTCAATAGCCTGTTTAAGCTGTATATCCCTTTCCTTTTCCTTAATTTGTCCGTCAAGAATAGGCAAATCCTTTGTAATCTTGGTCTTGGCAGCCTTATTCATAGCGGATAACTCTTCAACTGTATACTTATTAAGTAAAGGAACTAACTCGGCTAATTCGGCTTTCTGTGAAGCTATATCAATGTCTGTAACATCTCCTACTAAACCAAATAAGTATTCTCTCATTTCTGCTGGCTTCTGATTAAGAAAAGCATTTACATTACTGCACATCTTGAATACATTCATATCCACATCAAGATATGCGTTGAAATCCTTTAATGTCTTAGGCACATCATTGACAAAATACTTGTTATCGTCCTTGTAGCTGCTACCATCTTTGCTGTAGGTTCTTTTCTGCACCTTCTTCATAGTTATTTCTTTTCCGTCAACATCAAGTGTAAGTTCAACACTTGTGTCCATATCATCAACGGACTTTCCGTCAACCTCTCGTCTAACAACCGGATTATCCTTTAACTCATAATCACAGTTGAACAAGCACCACATATAAGCGGTTGCAATAGTTGACTTACCTTTGCCATTCTTAGCCATAATCTTTGTAATAGCATAAAAATCAAATTCTGCGTGTGCGTAGCACATAAAGTTCTCAAGTACTACCTTTTTTAAAATTGCTCTTTTCATAAATATATCCTTTCCTTATTTATATATTCATAATGAACACATCATCTTCTATTGAGAAGTTATCAACTGTCTTATCCGCAAGATAATGCTGTCTGTCAAGTTCATCAAACGTGCCATCAAATATAACACCCTGAACTGGATGCCATACCTGACAACGCTTTTCATTGTCTGCTGCCATACTAGCTAATTCTGAAACTGTAATATCACTATTCATCAGCATTCTCCTTTTCTTCTATAATCTCAACTCTGCCTACTGATACCTCGTAAGCTACTCTGTTTTCAATTTCATCTTCGCTTATCTTCTTCACATAAGATCTTGACTGAAACCTACCTGTCATTTCTATATGTGTTCCTACTGGCAAGTGACCTACGAACTTAGCTGTTCTGCCCCAAGTTATGCAAGGTATATAGTCTGGCTTGCCATATGCTCTGTTAACGGCTATGAGAACATCTGTTATTTCTCTTCCAAGCGGCGTTAGCCTGTATATAGGTTCTTTGCAAATAAAGCCTCTAAGAACTACATCATTATCAAAAGGTGGTTCTACCTCATTTTCATACACCTCTATATTTTCGGTAAAGATTGCTAATATTAACTTACTTTTTTCACCTATATGCTCATTGTAGCTTCTTATTCTTCCTGTAATCATTACGCAAGCACCTGTTTTCAATTCTTTCATATCTACAATTCTTTCAGATATAAGAACAGGAAGTGTATCTACTGTTCCGCTAACTCTATTAACCGAAACCATCATCTTAAAGAATTTTTCTCCAAAAACTTCGTGATTGAAAACTGGTTCTTCTGCAACTAACCCAAAAACTGTAATATTGTTATCTCTCTCTTTCATCTTTAGTTCTCCTCTCTTTTTTCTACAAATCCAACAACTTTACCGCCGTCAATAACTGTATACATATCCTTTTTCTCGTACATATCAATACAATCCTGTACTGTTATTACTTTCTCGTTTACCTGTTTCATATTGTTCTTTCCTTTCTTTTGCTTTAATCTTTAATGTTGTAACTACAATACATATAGTTTCTAGTATCATTCCGACAACAACGCCCAACATAAACCCCTGTATCATAGCTTATATCTCTCTTTCATTATTGTAGGCAGTTCGTAGCAGTCGATATAATCGTGAGTGTCTGCTATGTACTTCTTTTTCAGTTCACTCAAACCACACCCGTATTCGTGCTTTAACTGCCCTAAAATATCTCTTGTAACTATGCTCCTTAATGGCTCACAATGTTTATTTCTTCCTAAGAGGTAACTTGTTCTTCTGCCAATGTGTGCCAGGATTTCAAGTTTTTCTACCTCATTAATCTGCTCTCTTTCGCCTTTTTCAGAAATAATAAATATCAATCTGCTAAAACTCCTTTCCTTAAAAGCTCATACTTATCTGTGCATTAGCTTCTTTTACCTGTTCAGCAAGTGCCATAGGCAACGCATAATCATCTATAAACTTGTGTACATTATCAATGTACTTTCTTCTTATGCTTTTATATGTTGTCACGCAACCAAACTCACGTTTTAACTGCTTATATATGTCAGAATATACTGAACTGCGAATACTGCCGTTCTTATAAGCTTCACTATCCTTGCCACCAAGTACAATTACGCCTTTTCTATTAACGTGCTGTTTGACTTCATCAATCTCACAGCCGTAAAGAGGTGTGTTATCCTTAAGCTCTGTCATATCTTCTTTGATAGAGTTAACAGCCTGTTCAAGTTCTGTATAGCCCTGTGCTAAAAGCTGTATCTGACCGCCGGTTGTCTTTGGCATACTATAACTGCCTGCTTTTCTGATAGACGGAAGCACCTCATCCATTACCCAACTTTCAAATTTCTCTGCACTAGGTAATTTTGATTTCATAATAAGTCGGTATAAATCACCCTCATTTATGTATGACATCTGCTGAACACCACTAGATGTAGGGGTGTCACGTTTCGTTACTCCCTTGCAATGGTCGTTCACAGCCTTTCGTGGATTTATATATCCAAGTGCGGTTGCCACATCTGTTGCTACGAAATATGGTTTTCCGTCAATTTCTGTCATTCGGACTTCTCCGAACTCTTCATTACTAAAAATCTGCAATTCCATAAACGTATCCTTTCTTATCTGACCCATTTTTCAACTGGGATTTTTGTTGCTTCTGCGATTTTTTGTACTGTAGTTAACGCTGGTAAAGAATTATTATCTTTCCACCTGCCTACAACTCCGTTACCAAGACCGCATTTTTTTTCAAATGCGTGTATTGACAAATTATTTTCTTCGCAATAAGCGACAACATTTTGATAAAACATAGACTTCTCCTTTCTTTATTTAATAAAGATTTAGAGAAAAGCTTGACAATCTTTAGAGAAAGTTCTAATATATGAATTGTCGAGAAACATATTTTGAGAGCACTTCCCTTTAAGTTTATTTTTTAGGCTTTTCCCTAACCTTTAAACTTATTATATAGAGTGTTCTCTAATTTGTCAACACCTTTTTTAGGTGAAACTCTAAAAAATGGAGGAAAACACAAATGAACACGGTAGAAAGAGTAAAAGACCTATGCAAACAAAGGAAGATTTCAATACATAAATTAGAATTAGAATGTGGTTTTGCTAACGGATATATAGGTCAGTTGCGTAAAGGTACATTGCCAGATGATAGGTTGGGAAAAATTGCCGAATATTTAGGCGTATCAGCCGAATATTTAAGAACTGGCGAAGAAGAGCAGCTTATTTTATCTGAACAAGCTGATTTGTGGATTAAAATTAGAAATGACAAAAGATTATTACACTCATTAAAAACATTTTTCGAGTTAAGTGACGAACAGCAAGAATATGTCCTCGGCTTAATTAATTTATTTAAAGGAGAGTCGTAATAAATGATTGAATCGAAGGATTTTTTAAAGACTATAGTAGAGAAAAGAGATAAAAATGGCAACACTAACTATGCCGACATTGCTAGTTGCCTTGGCATTGATATGATTTCAATGTTGCCATTTATGAGAGAGCTTAGTAATAAAGGTTACATCACCCAAACCCTTGAAGATGTAACTATTACTAAACTTGGGCTACTTGCTTATGATGAACTTTAATTAATACTCACGATTTATTAAATTGCGATAAAATCTTTTATTCTTTCAAGTGTACTAGTGCAACATTATGTTGCACTAGTTTTCTTTATATCTGCTATTATTTTATAGATATACTCTAATACTGCATTATCGTTGGTATTTTCTACCATTTCAATAATTTCCTTTTTGTAATCATTGTTATTCACATTCGCACTTCCCCTCTTTTACTATTGTGACGATGTAATTATTATAGAACACACGTTCTATCGTGTCAAGTGTAGCGGCGATATTGCCAACGCCAATCAAACAATATCGCCCGCCAGAACTTGAAAATGTTTAAGGGTCTTTTCTCAAAGACAAGTTCATTATACATTTATCGTTAGTATATTTCAAATACTTTCGGTCGCGTAATTTCGACTTTATTCGACAACTAACTGGAACTTATCAATCGCATTGCCCATAACGCCTGCATATCCGTCCATTCCGTTCGATGTTTCATCATCTATCTGCTCTGGATAGAAGTTGCGGTTATTGAATACAGATACCATATACTTTGCATACTTCCAAGGCTCACCCTCTGGCGTATAGTAAATGATTTCTATTGCGTCAATCTCGTGCTTCTTGTCACCTGCATAGCCATTATCGTAATCGTCATAATTAAAGCCAGTAACATAAGGAAGCCAATCACCGCCCTTTAAGTGAACTCTGTACTTAACTGAACCTCTGCTAACCTTGATAATAAGTGCTGTGATAGCTTTATTGTCGCCTGCACCAGCCCAATCTTCTCTGTCCTCTACTTCGCCCCACCAACGGTCTGTATAAGCGGCATATGTAGCATATACGTGTTCATCTGTGCTATCCTCTGTGTTATCTTCTTCGCTGTTATCCTCTGTGTTATCTTCATCATTATGAAAGCCATAGAATACAGACAAGTCGCAAACTCCGTCTACTCCGTCAACAACGCCGCTTGATGTGTACTGCCAACCTGCAAGGTAATGGTCAATGTTAGGTGTTTTATCTGCGTCAGTTTCATCATTGAGTTGCATTTCATCATAGCCTAAGTAGTAACGTGCTATCCAGAACGGGCAATCTAAGTCGCTAGGGTTTGTGTATGGTTTGATATAACTGCCATAGAATGATAAGCCAGTATATACACCGAAGTCATATCCTGCACCCTCAATAACCTCTTTGTAAGCCTTGATAATGTCGATAAGCTCTGAACCTAAGTTTCGCATACAAGTATCTTCAACGTCCATCCAGACAGTTACCTTGCGTCCGTCAAGCACCTCTAACACCCTTTTAGCCGCTACAACCGCTTCTTCTACTGTCGGTGTGTAAACATAATTGTATACACCGCAGATATGCACACCTGCTAACTGACAGCCTTTCCAGTTGTTTTCGAATTGCTTATCTGGGTCAAAATCACGTCTGATAACCTTAAGAATAGCGTGAGTAAGTCCTGCCGCCTTAACTCTGTTCCAGTCAACTACACCATTCCACGCTGAAAAATCTCCACATTTAATCATAATTAAAATACCTCACTTTCTACTGTTCCTGTTGCATCTGAACTAACTGTGTTATCTTCTGTGCTGTATGTTGCCTTGTAAGTATTTTTAACGCCATCAAGAAAGCTCTTAAGCTCGCTGTCTAGTGCTATATCATTCGCCAAGTATGCCGCAAAATCATTGAAGCTAGCTGACATACTAACTGTGCCACTTTCGCTGATTGTAGCTGACAGATAAGCTACCTGTTTAAGTGTTCCGTCTGAATTTTGGACAGATAATGTTCCATTTTTTTGAATTGATGAGTTGATGTCTAACATTGTGTTTTACCTCCTAATCTTATATCCAATTTTTATTTTCATTGTCCCAAGTGATAACAACATTATCCCCTATATATCCACGAAGATAACGTCCATCCCAATCAAACATAATATCACCAGAAAAAGGATTTCTGTTAATTACACATCCTCTTTGATAGTATGACCCATCTTCTGTTTGATGCATTATATACAATGCTGTAGTCTTTATTGAGCTGTTAACTACAGATAGAGCACAGTCACCAAAAGAATTCCAACCTTTTGAGTCTATAGAAATTTTTCCTTTTTCAATTTTCGTCCAAGCTTGCGGTTCTCCATTGATGTAAGGCTGGTAATATAATTCGATGCGGTCTCTTAACACTTCTAACTCTAATCCTGCCGAACCATACATTTTAATACCTTTGCCGCTCTCAACATTGAACTGCATTTCGCCATCGTTAGTAACGTGCCACAGGGAGTTTAGTGTGCTTGGCGAAGTTCCTTGTACGGCTCCTTTCTGAACAGAAAAAATCCAATCACCAATATTTTTTGAACTTTGAATGTAAGTTCTTCTTAAGTATCCGTCTGGTGCTAAGTAATCATTTTTTAAGCTTCCATCAGTAATATCCCAATTGCCAATGCGACCCCCGGTCCCGATTATATCACTACAGGTAATTGTCCCCGTTGCACTTATAATTGTATTAGTTGATGTTAAAGTAAATGCGTTACCACTAATGTTAACGCTCTTGTTACCGCTAATATTAATAGCCCCCTTAGCCTTAAGCGTTATATCATCTGCAATTGCTTCAATTGCGGATTTAAGTTCGCCACTTTTTGGGTCTTTCTTGATATAAGCACTAAGACTTGCTGTTGTAGCGTAATTTTTAAGGCTATCTTTTGTGGCATATGCTCCTGCTACTTCTAACTTAATCGCTGAACTTTCTTTACTTATTGCTGTGCTTATAGCCGCATTCATCTGCGTTGTTGTGCTGTAGCTACTTAAGCTATCCTTTGTAGCATAAGCATTAGACACTTCAAGTTTAATGCTATTGCTTTCTGCTTTTACAGCCTGCGTTATAGCATTCTTCATAACTGTGGTTGTACTGTAGTTATCTTTTAAATTCTGCTGCACACTTAACAATGATGTAGATATACTATCTAAGTTCATTTTAAAGCTAGCGTTTTGATTAAGCATATAAGCTAATTGTGTGTTAGATACCTCTTTCCAACCCCAATTACCTTTATCATCTTTAGCCCAACGCCAAGTTTTTTGAGCTGTTTCGTTGTATGCTATCGCTCCGCGATGTTTAGCATATTCATCATTGCTGTAAGTCCAAGTAAGATTATCGCTTGGAAATAAATCATCTGACGGATATATGGATATGAACCAGTCAACGGCTGGATAATTATCTTTTGTAGGCGTTTCCGTAACTGTATACACCATAAAATTATCGTTCGTTTGTTGGTATAAGTCAGATAACGTGATTTCATAGCTATCTAACTTCTGATTGACAGTAGAAAACTTAGTCTTAATGCTTTCGTTGTCAACATTTTCAGTCCACCACAATTTATTAGTGATAAAATCACTAGCAACTTTCATCATACCGCCCCATTGAGTATAATCTTTGCCAGCACCACTTGTTATAGCTTGCATAATGACATTAAGTGTCTGCCCCTCGTTGTCCAGATAAATTTTATTGCTCTTAAGTGTATGGGTGTTATCGTTATTGATAACATTAAATAGTGTTTCAATATCCAGCTTGCTTGCATTGATATTAGCATTATCTTGAACAACATCATCACGAACAACTTTCCTCGTAACACCTTTTTCAGTAAGTCCTAAGGCATCAAACATAAGATTGCCAGCTTTATCCCAGACATACATATTGTAGTCCGAATTAGCGTCTTTACCTATTTGAACTCTTGCAACCTTGTTATCATCTTTTATCTGTATCGTATTGTCAGCTATATCAAGATTTCCGCTTTCGCTTAGAATTTCAACAAGGTTTGTATAAATCTTCCCACTTGTAATCTTATCTGCGGCTATACTATCAATCATAGCAGATTTTATCTGTGCATCGCCAATAACACTTACAACTGCATTAGCGAATTCTGTTGTTAAGCTTTTACCTGTCGCTGAACCAAACATTAAGGTCTTAATATCTGCTACATCAGCATTTAACACGCCTATCTGTGCATAATCTGCTTGCAACTTAGCGATATTAGCTTCATTAATCGTAGCTTTATTTGCCGTCAAATTAACAATATTTGCTGTAATAGTTTCAATCTTATTAGCCTTTAATTGGTCGATATACGCTTGATGTGCTTTTAAACTCTCAATATTAGCACTAGTTATATCAGCATTTTCGATAACTGCCTTGTTGATTAAGACTAAATCAGCGTAGTATCGTTCCATTTGCTTTGTTATCGGACCGCTAGCAATATTGCTGTTTTCTGTGTCAGATTGTCCGATAGATGTAACTGTGTCCATTAAGCCGCCATCACATTCGTGTGTTATCTGCATTATAGGCACTTTGTAATCAATGCCGCCCTTATTAACAGTTATAATGTCACCTACTTCAAGCCGCCAGTCACCGACAAACTTAACTGTAAGTGGTCTAAACTGAAAGCCGCCTATCTTTTTATAGACTTCATTAAGAATTTCTTGTGTCATAAATGGATTAGCAAAGCTAAGCCCTGTCGTTCCGCCGCCGGCAGTTATCTCACTTGTTTTGCTATCACCAGACTTTGTATTGTTGCAAGTCAGTTTCCTTATCGTAAAATCCTTGCTAGTGGTAAAAGTAACCCCTTGCTGATAGTATTGATGTCCGTCAAGTACATAACCGCTATCCTTGTACCACCTTAATTCAAGGTTTCCGTCAGAATTAATAGCCGCATTACAGCCTTGTAACGTAGCCATATAGCCAATCATTTCACGCATTGTATAGCCTTGTGGCTTATCTGTAATTGTATGTGTGTTTGTTATGCTAGTTGCTAACTGTATGCCTAGCTTTGTACAGATTTCCTCTAAAATAGCCTTATCCGTACTAGGATAAGTTAATTCAGAAAAATAACCTTTTTCAGCTTTGTACATCTTGTCATAAGCTGTGTACTTGGTGTATTCACCGTTGCTTTCTTCTTTAGTTACAGTAAATATACCTATCTGTACATACTCAATTCCACTATCACCCTTAACGCCCTCAAAAATAGTTATGTCCTTATTTTCAAGTGTAATTTGTGGCTTAAAAATAGAAAAGGTAACACTACTACTGCAAGTGTTACCTATGGAAATGCTATTGTTTGGATTGATTATATTGCTGTACTTAAACTCATTAAGTGTCTGATTGTATTCTTTTCCGTCAACTAAATATTTACTGTAATATCTTGCATACAGTAAGTTGAAGTTCGCACCCCAATTGATATTTTTCATTAGGTTGCTCCTTTCTGCTGATTAATCGTTAATCATAAAGCTAAGTGCGATAATGTTAGCTGGCTCAATAGCTTCACAACTATCAAATGCACTTATATCAACTTTCGTGTATTCAGATACTTCTATCTCCTGTTCTCCTAGTTCTTCAAGTTCTGATTTTATCTTATCGTTGTTATCTTTATTTTCCTCGCGTATCTTTTCTATTGTTTCTATGACTGCCTTAAAGTGTGGCTCTAACATCTTAATGTTAGACATAATGGCAACTGCTAATCTGCCACCCATTTTAAGCTGTGCTACACTTGCAAGTGCTTCATAATGTGCTAAAACTTCATTTCCTGTTATTTTCATAGTTAATCTCCTTATTTCTGAATTAAACTCAATTTTGCTCCGACTATTAATCCATCCTCATTCTTTGCTCTTGTGAGATACGGATATGTCACATCTCCTGTGTATATTGTCATTTCCTTTTGTTGACCGCCTAAGAACAGGACTTGCGCTGTTGGGAATGGGTTATCTATGTCGCTAATCACATTATCAAGCAATAATGCCTGTTCTCCTGTTAATGGCGGTAATTGAAGCTCTACTTTATCTTTAATAGCTACGATTGTGCCTACCATTTCGCCGTAGTCATTTCTTCCTGTATTCTTAGACCATATCTTATTTCTACTGTATGTGTAGCCGTTATATGCTACTGGGAATGTCACTCCCTCGATAATTACAGCACTTATCATTCAATCGCCCCTTTCTGCCTAAAAATTAGTAACAAAAAAGAACATATCATCTCTGATACGTTCCCTTAGTTTTATATATTTATATTTTCAAGTTGTCCCTACCACTAACATTTTATTTCAATACCCATTTTGAATTTTTATTTATTAAGTTAATTAAACAGCAATATCTTCAATAAACATATTACTTAAATAAAATAAGTGAAATTGTAATATGTTTGTCCTTGATTTACTTTAATTTCCGTTTTGCTATAAATCTGCAATGCACCAGCAAGCGTTAATTGTCCGTACGCCACGAATGCTTCTGGGTTATATACTGCAACAGGAAATTTTATAACTTTATTCGGTCTGTAATTTTTGGGCAAAGTTGCAACCGTTGTCCAATCGCCACCCCTAATTGCTACAGTATTGGTTAGTTTAGCTGGCATTATATTTACCAGTGCCAAAGCAGGTGCGTATGTTATGATAGCATTTTCGTACGTTGTTGTTGTATTGTTGTTCAGCTCACTTATCATATCATTATTACTCTTAATCCCATCTTCCATATGATTAAGCCTGTCTGGGCTTAATGGAGTGCCGCCGCTAGTGCCAGCTTTCCACGCTTGCTTTATGTATTGTATAAAATTCATAGTAAAACCTCACTTTCTAAGCACATAAAAAGGACACCTCACAATTAAGTGAAATGTCCTTGTCATTTTGCTATTTATTTGTTATTATTGACGTGAACAACTTATATGTACTCATACGTGCTAATCAGAACAGGTCTATTCAACTTGTTCTGTTTTTTATTTATCTATTTTGCAATTATTAAGTATTAAAAACTGTCCTTTTTGAACTGTGCAATACGTCTGATTGTCAAAGTTATCATTGCTTACAATGTGGCTTTGCCTTAAATCATCATAGATACAATAATATCCTCTTGATGATGTGGCTATCAGTTTATATTCTCCTGGTTCTATGTCAATTCCAACCTCTAACATACAATTATCAAGAGTAGTTTTGGTTGTGTAATACTGTCTGAATTCTAAAAGAGGTATCGCATTGCACTTGTTTAGTTCAAGATATTCTCCATCTTCTACACTTATCAACATATTGCCTTTGAAATTTTCATTAAACTTTATTTTGGTTTTATTGCTGTCTGCATATACGCCAAAATAAGCCGAACCTTTGCTTGTTAATGATTGCAAATAGTAATCGCCGTTTGGAATATCTTTACCTACTTTATAAGTGCCTGCCTTATATTTTGTCAGCTTATCATATGTATCTTGTGTTGTCTTTTGTATTGTAGCCGCCGTGGTCTTTTCAGTAGCTTTTTGTGTTGTAGTTGCAGGCTGTGTATTTGCTATTGTTTTATTATCGCTTTCAGTTATATTATTAATAATAAATAACGCTGTAACAAATACTATTCCTGCCAATACTGCAACCACTATCTCCTGTGGCTTCTTTTTGTTATCTTTTTTATCCATTGTAATACACCCCTGTGCTTTTATAGTGCTTAAAGTATATCACAATGGATTGAATTATTCAATTAAATGTTAAACGCCGGCTGTCCTGTCATAGCTGTATACTGATTGGCATATCTCTGTGTTGTTCTGAACACTTCCTGCCCGTCAATCTGTACAACAATGCTTCCGTTTTGTTGTCCTACATTTGCATTAGCAAATACCTCTGACATACCCTCAATAACAGCTTGCTTAATGCCTTGTGTTATCTGGTCGTTGTTTGCAACTGCTGTCTTACCATTGCTGAATTTGCCAATCATTTCATTATGGTTAGCAAAGAAAAGTCCGTCCTCTGGAAAACCGCCTGTTGCGTATGCTCTAGGTATTCTTATCTGAAATGCACTTCTTGATACATTTCCCTCACTATCAAGTATTTCACCGCTAAAATTGCTTTCAAATGAGTTACTTAAAGCTCTGCGAATTCGCCAAGAATTATTATCAATGGTATCTGCCAATGAATCCATAAGTTCTGTACCAGTATCATAACCTATATCACCTGCATTAACTCTGCTGATAATTTCATTAAAGGCATCTCTAGCTCTATATGGTATATCGTTAATATTATTGGCAAAATTGCTTGTTAATGATGAACCTGCATTAGCACCAACGCTTCCCATACGTGAGAATATATTTTCTGTGTTCGTACCTATCGCATTTATCTTGCTGTTAATCTCGTTTTTAGCTGTTTCAAATTCTGACTTAGCCGTGTTAGCTGTGTTGCTAACTTCTTGCCGCGTCTTTTCCGCAACTTCTTGTGCAGTATTTCCCAATGCTTCATAGCAATAACGCATATCATTTGTTGCTCTATCTGCTACACCTCTTGCGTTATCAACTTCTGTCTGATTCTTTTTTACTTCGCCATTAAGTTGCCTTATTTCTACTTGCAGTCCTGCAACCGCATCTGCCTCTTGTGGTGTCATTTCTAACACAGATAATGCACCATTGTGAGTGAGTTCGTTATATTCTTGTTGCTTTTCGTTAAGTCTATCTTTGCTGTCCGCAAGTACATCTTCCATTTCTCTTAAGTTTTTCTTAGCTTTGTATTCCTCTTTTGCTAATTCAATGTATTCTTCTCTTAAAGCTTCTAATTTGTATTCTTTTTCTTTATCTTCTATAAGCTTTTCTATTTCTTGTCTATTTCCAGAATAATATCCTGTGTTAGTATCTATAGCTTTCGATAATTCTGGTACTTTATCAACAAGTTTACCTGCTATATCCTTAAGTAATTCTTGCTGTTCCGTTGTTAGGTTAGTTTGGTCTGCTAATTCAAAATATTTTGTCTTTAATGCTTCTATTTCATCAACAGAGGAATTATTTTTCCACGTTTCCTCTATTGAAGCTACAGACTTTTCTATTTCGCTTGTAGTCTTGCTAACTTCTTTTCTTACGCTCTCATATCCAGACAAGTAATCTGGTATTTCTTCTTGGACTTTAATAAAGCCTTTGATTGCACCTGTAATTCCCACAACTGCCGCCATAGCCAATCCTGCCGGTCCGAAAGCTGTGTATAATCCTGCCGCACCGATAGCCGCACCACCCGCTATCTTAGCTATTGAAGCTACAAGGTTGTCACTTCCTCTAACTATATCAGTAAAACCGCTCTCGATAAGTTTAAATTCTCCAAAAGCTGATACTCCGCCAAGTAATGCTTTTTGGAATAGTGTCATATTATCTCTGACAGCAGTTATTCCGCCGTTTAAAGCTGTGAATAATCCTTTATCCTTAACTACGCTTCCAAAGTCCTTAAAGCTTGTTGTGACCTTTGCAAGTTTAGGGTGAAAAGAAAGAAGTGTAGCTGCTGTTTCATCATATCCCATTTTAGATAGTTTTGTCGCTAACACTACGTCTTCTGTTGCTTTACTTAAGGAGTTGAGCTTGTTGTACGTTTTAGTTATGCTTGCTACTACACTCGAACCACCTATTGCCTTAAGTACTTTAGGAACTGCCACAAGCGATATGAGAAGTGTTTCTATAGGCGCTTTAGATAGCATACCTAAGTATAATTCAATAGCTGCCTTTAAGCCTTGCACAAGCACTTTAGCCGCCGATTTAAACACCTTAGTCCAATTAATACCTGCAAGGAAATCGCCCATTTTCTGACCGATTTTAAACCACGGAACATCATCTATAGCTTTTGCAAACCAATCAAAAATTCCTGCCACTAGGTTAGATGTATCTTGCCCCGCCTTAAAGAAATCACCAACTGCAAAATCTTTAAAAATCTGTTTAACAGGTTCGAGTGTTTTCTCTATTCTGTCAGCCCAGGCAACTGCCGAATTTTCCATATTGGCAAACGCTTTATTCCACGCCGCTTCATATTCTGCCGCCGCCTTAGCAATATCGTCTGTCAAATCAATAGTGCTACCGCCACCGCCACTTGAACCCTTGCTTGAGCTTGTATCGTCCTGTAATTTATTTATTTCATCAAATCCCATAAGGGATAATGTAGCTTTCTTAGCTGAATCAGCTACATCTTGGTAGCCATCTGAAATATCTTCTAAGCCGTCTGATGTGTCTTTATAGCCACTTTGTCCGAAGCTCTCAAAGTCAATCTTAACGCCCATTAAAGAAGCGAGGCTGACTAATAATCTTTTGATTGCAATAGCTACTCCGTTTACTATTGGCATAACCTTTGAAAGAATTGGAATAAATAGCTGTCCTGCTACCATTCCTACCTCTTTCATATTGTTGCTGAACTGTCGTAACATATTTGATGGACTGTTAATCGTATTGGCTAAATCGCCCCAAGATACTTTACTCTGGTCTAATATTGCCAACACTCTTAACTGTTGTTTTTCCATCTGTGTCATTTCAGACACCGACTTAGAAATGCCTAAGTTGTAAGCATACGTCGCTAATGTAGCATTGGTAATATCAATACCATACTTGTACAATGCCCTCGATTGTCCGATTAAACCGCTTTGTAAGTTCTGTGCTACTGTTGAATAGTCCACGTTAAAAAGTGAGCTTATATCGCCTGCAAGCATTGTCATTGACTTTGTTATTGCCGTTGTCGCTTCGCCTGTCTGTCCTAATGAGTTAGTGACAGAAGCTAACTGCGAAGCGTACTGTGTTATCTCTTGTATGTTAAGTCCTAAGTTCTTTACTCCGCTTTCTTCAAGCAAGCCACCTTGAACATTAACTTTTAAACCAGACAGCTTTCCGAGAGTATCGTTTACTCTGCTTTGGAAGCTCTCTGCATATGCTGTTGCGTTATCATATCCGTACTTTTCGTAATCTTTATCCCACTCCGAGCCAATCTTACCAAACGCAACCGCTTGATAGTTGAACGCTTCAATGTAATCTGTTGTTGATTTGATTGCTTCTATAAGTTTCTTACTGCCACGAATTACCATAAAATAAGTGGCATAAAACTTGCCTATTGCACTTGCCAAGTTCCAACTACTTCTAGTTGCCGTCCTAGCACTTGTAGAAACGCCATACAGCGACTTTTGAAGTGAGTTTGAAGAAGTACCCACCTTGCTACCTTGACTAGCAAGATTAGCCAATGCGTTAGTCATTTGAATAACATTCTGGCTTACTGTTGGTGCTCTTGATAGTGTTGTCATTAAGCCATTTAAAGCATTGCCTAGCTTTGGAATGTTTACAACGGCATTTTCTATACTCTTACTGCCTAGCTTACCAAGTGACTTTGCAAATTCTGTGACTTGCGTTGCATTTTGTGGAATAGCTGATATGCTTGCAACTGCCTTTGTGACAGCTTGAAGTGATGTAGCTGTGTTAGTTAGTGCAACTGAATCAACAGAACCTATCTTTGTGATGTTCTTAGCAAGTCTTGTAAAATCTGCTGTTCCTGCGTTCATATTCTGCATAGCAGAACCTAACTGACTAACACCACTCGCAAGACCGCTTAGTGATGAACCATTCACAGTTGCAAGTGATGTTGACAGCCTTGTAAGCTGATTTATCAGTTTGTCAACAGAATTGATAGCTTTAGTGGCAGTACCGGTAATTTTGACTTCTAGTGAATCTAATTCCACGCTTATACCTCCGGCTTATCATTTTTAGGGTGTGTTAGATCCCAGTTTGCTTTTCGTATTTTCATATTCAAAACAAACTCTTCTCTCTTTCTTTGTATTTCATCTTTGCTGTCCTCTTTTTTGTTAATATCTCTATAAATAGGCTTGTCTGGGTATTCAAGCTCGCCTTTACCCCAAGCACCACTTCTAACGCCTATCTTGATTGCTGGGAGTATGTAACTACCTATCGCAAGCCATATACCTGAATCCATTCGTTTCCTTTCAAGTTTTTTACCCTCTACAACCGCCCATAGCTTTTTAGGTGTCATTTTTAGAAAGTCTGAATAACTAACGCCTAGTGAACTGGCTAAGACAAAGTATTCTTCCCAGATTATTTTGTGGAAGTCTGCTTTTTCTTGTGGTCTTGCGGAACTACTGTCGGTTTCTTCTGTTCCTGTGTCGCTTCTTCCACATTGTTCGCCATTTCCTCTAGCATCGCTGTTATTCCGCTCAGCTCGAAAAAACCATCATCTTCCATCGCTTTCTTAATCTCTTCAAACAATGTTCTATATCCGTAACTCTTATCTGTCTTTCTCTTTTCTGTAATATATGCTCTAGTGAGTTCCTTTGCTTCATCCATAGTTACTGGGTTATTGTCAATACAGCCTGCATAAATGGCTAAAATGCAAATCTCTGGCACATCTGCTGTCATATTTGCCAATCCATCAAAGGAAGCCTGTGCAACACTCTTATCTGTCTGTGCAAGTAAGTAAGAACCATTAACGACAGAAAACATTTTCTGCACAATTTCCTTGCATTCTGCTGCACCGAAGCTAAACTCAACTTTGTATTCTTTTCCATTTACATTAATATTCATCATAATTTTTACCCTTTCCCACCCTATCGTCCATATAGGGAAAGGTGCGGATTTTACACCGCACCTACCTTTTAAATTAATTATTCTGTTACATCATCAAGATATGATGTGTAGTCGGCTGTTTTGGCGTTTTCTACGCTATCCGACACAGCCTTTTTTGATTTAGTCGAATAGCTCATTATTCCCCCGATGTTGGGGTTACTGCTGTATCTGTTCCTACCATATCCTCAATAATAAGGTTGATAGCCATTGTAAGAAGTCCGTTCTGCTCCTTACTTGTAATTGGTAATTTTGATGGTGGTTGTGCTACAAAGAACTCTGCGTCTGTTATGCCCGGAGTAATCTCCTGAAACCACATTCTCTTACCGCCTGTTAATCCATTGTATGCTGTAATAAGAGTTTTCCATTCTTCAATAGTTGCGTCTGTCTTATTAACTGTTACTGCAACTGTATCTGTGACTGTATCTCTGCCTGCAATGTTTCTTGTCTGCTTATCTTCAAGTGCCGAAGCATCTATTGCTTCTGGTGTTACTGTAATTTCATCAATAGAATTAATTCTTGTAAGTAACTTGAATGATGTTGGCTTTGTACCTGCTGTTGTTTCAACTCCATAAGAGAAAGTAACGCCCAGTGTACTTAATCCTGCTACTGCATCTGCCATTGTCTACCTCCTAAAAATTCGCAAAAAAATAAGAGCATCTCTGCTCTTTGTTACAATAATCTGTCATTTGCTCCGATTAACCGCCTAAATCGTGCGGTACTCTTATGTACTTTATTACTGATTGAGAACTCTGGCATTGCATTGCCTTGAAATCTCATTGTCTTGAATGTATCCGTAATTACTGTCATAACCTTACGACAATCGGACTTGCTTGTGTTAGTGGTAACATCCACTTGAAATGTCGCTAACAATGCGTTAATTGTCTGTCCATCAAGCGTTTGTCCTTGTTCTACTGCTGGCAGTAAATGAATGTATACTGTTGGGAATACTGCTTGACCGCTGTTTTCCCCCTCATTAGTTATGGCTATCTTTGGATATGTTTTCTTTAGTTGCGTTAGGGTTTTAGCCTTGACAAGTGCTGTGACTGTATTTTCAAGGTCTGTCGCCCAATCGTTTGCATTTGCCATTAATTAAACACCTCTCTTGCTATCTGCTTATACTGATTAATAATCTCCATTGTGGCGTTGTACATAGGCATTGTAGCTTTAACGCCGTGCGTGTAGTGCCATTGATTATCATTACCTAAGTAGTACCAGCCGTCGCTGAATGCGTGGATTTGTCCTGGATATGTTCCTACGCCCAAGCCGAAATCATTAGCCTTTGGGTTCTCGTTGCCACTGTTGTAATAAATGCCTGCGCCAAATTCAATCGCTAACAGCGTGTAAAATGGCTCTCTATCTTCTACTTCAACAGTTTTACCGGTAGCAATTAAAATAGCTTGGTAGCCATCTTGAATAGGCTTTCTGTCAACTCTCAATGTTACTGTCCTACCTAATGGACTTTCGTTAACACTCATAATTGCCGCTTTGTCGCCTAATTCTGCTAATCGTTCAACAAGCAATTCACATTTATACTGTAAACTCTGCTTATACTGTTGTAACTGTCTGATAGCTTCATTTACAGACTTTTCAGACAAGGATATATCAATTGTATGTCTTGCCATATTACACCGCCTTAGAGTAATTTTAAGTCCACAAAAACTTTAAATATTTTAGGTGATTGAATTGCAAACCAATCAATAGTTGTTTCATCGTGTCCAAATTGTTCTATATGCTGCCAATTGCACTGTAATCCGCTTTCAGATAGAAAGGCGTGTATTATTTCGTGTCTTAATTGTTTCTTTTGCAATTCTACAAAATTACCTACTTCATTATAGTTATCAGAACGAATTACTATTAACTTTGATGTATTATCACAAAAGCCGTCAACATCTTCATTGTTAAGCGTTCTTAGTTCAATAGCATATTCTGTTCCTAAAATATTAATTGTTGTGTTTTCCATAATGCACCTACTTTACAACTGCTTTAAGCATATACTTAGTTGAATATAATGCTGGCTTAATGCCTACAATCGTGAAGTCTGCTGATGTTTCATCAACAAGACTGTCAGATGTGTATGTAGGCTTGCTATTAAGCCATATAAGGTCGCCTTTTTGAATAGGTAATGTATCCCTATCTGTCAGCAAAATAGCGTCAAAATCAGCCGTATCAAAGCCGTATTCTTTGCTTTGTGCTTCTCCGCCGCTGAATGATATGTTGGCTTTGAAATCGACCGGCTCTGAAAAGCCCGTTTTCTCTTCAAGAACTTTAGGTATCTTATTTCCCTCATCATCAAGATAAGGAATGAAGTTACCCTCTGTATCGGTATATCCCTCATAAAGGATATTGCCGTCATCGTCTCTTTCGTAGATAATTACTGTCTGTCCTTGAAGTGAATACTTCATAGCCTGCTTATTAATGTCAAGCATTGTTCTTTACCTGCTTATAAATCTGATTAACACCTGTGCTTGATAATCCGGACACAATTCCTACTGCGATTGCATTAAGAATATCATTTGCCGGAAAGTCAGGTATTACATACATACCTATAATGCCTAATATACCGCCTGCAACGCCTACAATTATAGGAATGTAATTATCCTTAATGTGTGGAATTGCCTTAGCTCCTAAGCCTATCAGATATGTTATTACAACGATTGCTACAACTGTTGTTACCGATGTTATATCCATTCTGCTATACCTCCTTATCTTCATTAAGTCGTGCTTCCAATCCGTCTATTCGGTGGTGTGCCGACTTTACACTTTCCTCAACCTTAATAATCCTGTTATCGTGAGAATTAAGTTCTTTTCTCATTTCTGTAACTTCATTCTTTATCTCTGTTGTATTGCTTGATATTGTGTCAAGTTTCATATTTATGCGTGTATTTTCTTTTACACGCTCTGTAAGTTCTGCATTGTCAGACTTTTTGTTGTTCTTAAGATTAAATCCCAACGTAAACAGTCCGAAAAAGACGGAAAAAGCAACTGAAATAATGCTTATAATTACTGCTATTGGCATTGATATACCGCCTTTCATAATTAATAATGGCACACTGCCCACCACCCTTAATGTGTACCGCCTGCTACCATATTGCCGACATCAGTAAAATGGTAATGCACAATCTTCTTTAATATTCTGTAATGCCCTATAGGCGTTATAATACTTTGGCAAATGGAAATACCCCGACAAATAAACTGTCTCTATCTCTCCAAGTTCTGTTGACACCATTCTCATTGTAGCTTGCCATAAATGCTTCACCCGCTTGTGAATGGTCATAGACAGCCAGATTAACAATAACACTCTCAAATTTCTTCAAGTCCTCGGTTATCATTTCATCCGTGTAGCTGTCGGGGTAATTTCTTCTTGCTTTTACATCTTCTGTAGCCTGTTTAATAAGCTGTTCGATTATTGGATTATCCTCTTTGCTATCGAACACTACCACATCAGATGTTGTATCATCATCGTTTGTGACTGTATCAATATGAAATTGTTTAAGTCTGATTTTAACTTGCTCTAATGTAGTGTATTCCATAATTTCAGCTCCTATAATCCTAATTTCTCAATTAACAGCTTCTTTAACTCTGCTCCTGTAAGTTCTTCTGCGTTGCTTATACCTTGTTCTGCGGCAAAAGCCTGCAAATCAGATGTAGACATTCGATTAATGGTTGTCTTGCTATAACCTAAAAAAGCCCCCTCTTCGGGAACCTCTTCGCCTGCGTTATACCATTTTCCGTTATGAATCACTATATATGGATATATCATAAGTTGCACCTCCTACTCTTCGCTATGAACCTCATATACGAATGTGCTATCCATATTTTCATATGATGGAAGTACAACCTCGGAAGCAAATGTTGACATCTTCATAGGTGGTCCGTACTCTGTCTTTGTAGCAACTGTAATACCTACGCCATATGTTGTTACATCAACATCAGCTACCTGTCTTGCAGTTCTTTCTTCTGGTGTAGTGCCGAACCAAGTGCTGCCAAGATTGCCAGCTGGAAGAAGTGTAACCTTGTTATCTGGATAGAAATACTGTTCCTTACCATCATCATCAATGTACATCTTATCGTAAAGCACGATGGTAAGCTTTGTCCTCTTCTGCACTACTGAAATAACAGTATCATCGTCAACCTCAATAGTTGCTGTAAGGTTCTGTGCAAGGATTGAGTTTCTTATCTGTGCATTATCAAGCAAATATTGGAATGTATTGCTGTTCATAAGCACATATCTAGCAATCTTGCCCTGCTTCTGTAACTTCTTTCTTGCATTGTTAAGGTCTGTAAGTGGCTTTGAATTGGTTGTATCGCTCCACATACTTGTGCCAGATAACTTTGCGTAATGGTCTTTTGCGTATGAGCCATCCTTATCGTAATCGTAAGCATACTGAACACCGTCACTTTCAATAGCAATTACCGGATGACCTGCATTTGTAGAAAGAAGTGACATTCTCATACGCTCAGGTACAACTTCTGCACCACTTACAAGATTATTAGTATCGTCATATACGCTTGATAAAGCACTTGCAAGGTAAGGGTCGTTCTCTGATTGAATACGCTCGATTTCAAGCATTTCTTCTTCACCGACTGTCATTCCCTCACGGAAAAATGCCATCTGTGTTTTTTCCTTGCTTAATCCCCCTCTAGCTCTAAGAGTTGGGATTGTGTCAAAGTTGGATGGTGCAAGAGAAACCGGAAGCCCTTTATGTGTCTTAATCCAGCTTAAATCAAGCCCCTGCTTCTTTCTTTCTGGAAACCACTGTAAACCAAGATAAGGTATCTGATTACTAGCGTTTTCTGTTGCCGATAATGCGATAGACTTACTGTCTAATACTTCATTAATTAACATCTATTTACCTCCTGTTATTATTCAAATACAATCATTGGAAGAGCTGTCTTAACTGTTGCGTCATATGTAACGCCGGAATGTGCTTCCGCTACCTTTGTATTAAGATATGCTTTCTTAAGCAGCACTCCCTGTGGTCTGTCCTCTGTTACATCAAACCTTAAAATGCCTACTACTGTGGCTGTGTTGTCAGCCTTGCCATTTGCTCCGATTGGAGTACCTGCTTTGACAATCTTCTTGCCCTGTGCGCTTTTAGTTGTCACGCCATCAAAATCAAGTGTTAATGGGATTGCTTCATTAGGTTCTCTCTTTAAAATCTGAACATCTCCTGCGTATGAAGTCTTTTCGTACTGCATATTCATTTCCTTTGCCATTTTTTACCTCCTGTTATTGTTGAATGTAATGTGATAAAACGTCATTGTTCTTAGGTGCATTAGATATAAGGCTTTCTGCTATCTTTTCAGCATTTGTCTTGTTGTCTGCACCGCCTTTATTACTGCCACCGCCCGGAATATCCTGATGTTTTGCAATCTCCTGTTCCTTAGCCTGTGCCGCAGCTGTTTCTTTCTCGGACATAATCTTGCCAAGTTCGGTGTAATCAAGGCTTCCATCATCTTTAACAACTGTCTTTGCCTGTTCAGCAGTAATCTTAAAATTAGTCATAGCTGCTTCCCTCTGTTCTCTGATAGCGTTAGATTTCTGTAAATCGGCTATCTGCTGATTAGCTGTATCTAAGGCTTTATTTGCCTTTTCAAGTTCCGTCAGATTGCCAGCCTGTATCTCATCAAGCTGTTTCTGTAAACTGTCTGCTGTATCAGCCTTGGCCTTGTACTGGCTCACCTTGTTTTTTTCCTTTGCAACTTCTGAATTGTTCTGATTAAGAAGATTTGTAATCTGTTCATCTGTTGCTTCTGGAAAAAGTTTTAATACATCTTCTCTTGTCATAATTACCTCCGTTAAACACACGCTTTTGTTACCGCAGGTCGCTCCTGCTGTGTCTTCTGCTATTTACCGCATAGCTGCAAATGTATAAAATAAAAGCAGCTACCGATTATTCGATAACTGCCTTATTTTGCTGATTATTATTGAGTTGATTAACTATCTCTTGTGCTTTCTTTTCTTGTTCTTCCACATCATCAATAGTCTTGTATATATTATCAAGATATGGTTTTGACAACAGGAATGTCTTTTCTGCATCTCCCCATAAACCAACTGTCTTAATTGCTATAAGTGGATGTATGCCACTTTGAAGCAACACTGTAAGTGTCTGTGCTTTAGTGTACATATTATCCTGTGGACTGTGATTTATCTGCACATCAAAGTCTCTAACTGACAGCTTTAAATCTTTTCCGGCAAGTCTTAGAATATTAAGAACTGCCACAGCTAATCGCTTTTCGCACGATTTAACAATAGGGTCTTTCAGCTTTGCTCTTGTTTTAGAAAAGTCCCAACCATTTCTTAATTCAACTGCCCCCTGTGTATCTCCGCCGGTATTACCTTGTTTGTTAGGAATTGCCAATATTGATAATGTGTTATCCCATAAATCTTCCTTGGCAACTTGACATTGTGTCTGATTAAGCTCCTGTGTCATAATCTCAACGTCTGACTTGTTGTCTTTATTGATAGATTTAACCGTAAGGGCGTGGTTCATTTTCATTTTTTCAAATGTTTCTGTGTCAACTTCGCAATTAACAAACTTAACCCAATACTCAACAAACTGCTGTATACTATCCATTCTGTTAGACTGCATATTATTAATAGCGTCCAACATACCTATGACAAGCTCAATATCAGATATTCTTTCGTGGTTATTAGGGAACTCAACAATAGGAATTTCGCCATATGTATGTAGTTTTCTTTCAACTACTTTGCTGTCAACAATTCTAAAAGACATAGTGTCGGAAAAAGCCATTTTATACCAGTTTCCGTCCTCGTCTTTAAGTTCCTGTACAACAAGCATAGGTTCTTCTGTACTTTCATTGTAAACAATATAAGTATTCATTGGCGTAGGTGCCACAATTCTAAATGGTACATCTCCATTTTTAGGCTGAACCGCTTTGAATGATGTACCTGTTGCCGACTGCCACTCCCCAGCTTTAATGTCTTTCTCCTGCTTATTGGCATCCGCCATAAAATCATTGAGTATATCAACTGCCTTATTGATAGCTTCATCATCTTTGCGGCTAATAAACTGGATTGGCTCGCCATATGTTTGTCCTACCTTAAACTGAACAATTTCATATGCGTGATTCTCAACAATCTTGTTTGTAATATCTTCATTGGTTAGCTTATGCCTGTACAGTATTGGTTGGTCGCCCTTGTAGTAATGCCACAGATACTTGATAACTGGCTTATTCCAATTAAATACACCTATAGTACTTCCAATAACCTTAACAACATTGTTAGCAGTTATTGTATCTACATTCGTGTATGCAATTTTTCTACCATAACAGCCTCTAACAAGGTCTTGAAAATACATTGTGTTCATATCTTGCTCCTAATAAAATGTCATACCGCTTGAACTTCTGCTGTCCGGTATTTCTTTAATTTGAAAATTATCATCATCGTTAGGCACATACCATACCCATTTGTGGCAATGCTTGCACGCTAATTTATGTGTTCGTGGGTCTTTGCTGTCTGCCTTGGTTAAAAACTTATGGCAGTTCGGACACATAATTGATTTATCTTTATTCATATAAAAATTCATATTTCCACCTCATTGCATAACAAAAAACACCGCTACAATTAAGTAACGGTGCTTTTTGATAAAGGATTGTAATATTTTATGAAAAACAGCTCTGTAATTTCTTACAGCTATACTATATCACGTTGGCAATGTGACATTCTATGACATCTTTTACAAATATTCACTTCCATATTTATCTTCAAAAGCTTGTAGTGCTTTAGCGTGTATTCTGTGTACCTGTCGCCAGCACCAGTCTGTTTCATTTGCAATTTTTTCAAACGTGAATTTTCTGACATATCTTAAAAACAATACTGTGTAATAGTCCTCATTGTTTATCTGCTCTATCTGCTCTATTATTTTGTTCTTTACATCAATGTATTTATCTATAAGCTTGTCAAGGCTTTCTTCCATTTGTTCAAGTCTGACATATCCGCATCCTGTTTTGTCCGGATCTGATGATGACATAACTCTTTCTTCGTTAACAACTGCTGATATGCTGTATGATAATTCTTTATACTGTGTTATTTCTATCAATTTATTGTCAATTATCTTGTTGTAATAACTTATTTGATTCAGATAATCCTTAGTTGTCATAGTAGATTAATACCTCCTAAATGGATTTATAGCAGCTTCAACTTTAGCTGTTCTATTACCTTGTGTCATTCTTAGTGCAAAGTTTGAGAAAACATCTGGAACATCATCTAACTGTTTCTTGCCAGATACTGAATATTGCTTTAACAGTGACATCATTACTCCATATGGCTCATTAGGCTTATAAAGTGATGAGTCTTTAAAAATAATGTGTTGCAATATCCAGTTAGAACACTGAAAAATCCTTGCTTCCTTATTTGTTTCCGTTGGGGTGTCAGTGATGTTACATATCCAGCCTACACTCTCAACTCTCTTATTAACTTCCATTGCAACTCTGTCACCGCCAGCATTACGCTCAAATTCACATTCTTGCACTTTATTATTTACAAGCACTCCTGCGGCATTTCTGTATTGTTCTTCGTAATCTGCTGTGTTATCACATACGCAATCAATGCAGTAATAATCTTCTCCGTATTTCTGCAATACCGGTAGTACAAAGTAATCCGTACCTTTGCCCTTAGTATCGCATTGTGCTGTAATAATTTCTGGTTCTCCGTGTGGCAGATTAAGGTATCTGCGGATTTTATCATCTGGGAATAATAACCCCTCACGTTCGATAGGCTCTTGTTTGTATAAACACCTGTAAGAGATTTCATCCATTAAAAGCTGTTGGTCAGCAAAAAACTCTTTCGTAAATCCGCTATACTCATAATCAAAATTACTCTCGCCTGTTACTGGGTCTACATCTGGTACGGCAATAGTCTTAACTCTTTTGTTTCCTGCGTACATATTCTGTATTCTTCCGATAACATCATGTACGCTCCAACGTGTAGCAATATGTATCTCTTTGCAATTGTGTCCGTCTGTATCTTGGATTTTTCTTTGTCTAGCATCTACCGCATATTTATCCCACAGCTTATCAAGTACCATAGGATTAAGTGCTTCTTCAATACCGCCTATCATATCATCTACAAGCAAAAATTTACTTGCACGAACTTTACCAGCATTTTTACTTCCGACAGATGTACATTGTACGCTTGGAAATGGCTTATATTTACCTATGTTGAACTGTTCTAACTTTGCGTTAGTGCTTGTAACTGTAAGATTGGGGAAGATTTCGTTCCACGCATATTCATCAGCATTTGTGACAATATCGTATACGCCATCATAGTACATTCGTGTAATGTCGCCGGAATGGGAGTAAAAAAGGCAAAAATCATTAGGAAACCAGCCAGCTACTAAAGCATTAAACATTTTTTCAATAGTCGTCTTTCCTGCTCCTGGTATCAATGATACGCACAATATATCGTATTTATCATCAATCATACCCTGCAAAGCTTCTATTAGCCCCATTCTTAAGAATTGTTTGCGGCGTGGCATATAGAAGCGCTCTTTAGGTTCTCTTTTCTTTTCAAGATACATAAATGCACTATCTACTATTTTGCTTTGGGCTTCAAGCAGTAATACATCATAGTATTTATCAAGCGAATCAAAGGAACTTTTATTGTTAAAGACAAACTTCTCTATCTCCCACATAGATAGCCCTATATCACGCATACAAGCCTTTTCTATGAGTTCTTTTGTCCTAGTCGTACATTTTAACATTGTGTCAATTTCACCCTCATTCTTGGCAAGCTGGCACACGTTGTAGTAGGTTTCTATAATATTTTCATCTATTCCATTTTGGTATATGTATTTTTCGCAACCATCTATCAGTTGATTCAATTCAGAATTCAAGAAAAGCACCTCCACTTTTCAGCAAAGGTGCTTATAGACCTCTGCCTATAATTGTTTTAGGGTAGCGACTAACTCTATTTGTTAGCCGGTAAAATTTTGTTAAAATGATGGCATTGCATCACAGCAAACCGGATGCAATTTCTGCAAAAGTGCATTGTAATTATCAATTACATACTTTGCTGGAATCATATATATTTTAATGCCATATCTTTTTGCTGTTTCAATTTCAATGTAGCATCCATTCCAATCCCAAGCATCGTTTATTCCAATAAATACATCAGCCTGTGCCAGCTTCTTAAGGCTTTCTCCTAAATACCATACAGCTTCTTTGCTGTCTTTAGGTGGGTTATCCTCAATGTAGCTGTCGATAAGCTCTAATTCTTCGCCCTCGTATATTTCAGCAATTTTTTTCATCTTCTGAATACTTGCTTTGATTTCTTCCTCTGTTCTGCCTTTCATCGGCACGCTTACAAATAACTGTTTCATAAGTTCCATCTCCTTTTATATGTTTTATCAGCCTTTAGCTTTCTAAGGTCAGCAGCTACAATCAATCTGTAGTCGGTAATTGTTTATCTTAACTTCCAGACAAGTATGTTTCCCATATTTTTCAATTCTCCATCTGGTACTCCAATGCTCAATGTGACAATTTTTATCTTCATTAAGTGGAATTCTATTGACAATGGCACTTGCGATAACACTTGGTGGAATGTTTAAATCATCTACAATCAATGTTTTCATTCCTCATAAACCTCTCAAAATCTTCCATACATTCATTACATAAATCGTAAGTCATATTTAATATGCCACTCCTTGTAATTGAGTTCATACACAACAGCCCTACTTTTATCTCTTTTCCGCACCTATCGCAAGTGTGCCATTCTTTTTGATGTTTCATAGTAATCCCCCTTTGCAAAATTGGCAAACTCTTCGGTTATTCTTTAAAAAGCACTTCTTTCACTAAAAAAGTAAGTTGTATCTTTTTCATTCCAGACTCATCGTCTGTAATGCCATCTACACTATATATACTATCAACTGGGTTACCATCAAAGAAAACTTTGACATATCCTTTTGAAATATCCAACAATGCTTCTTTAATCATTCTTTCACTAACTTTCTAAGCACCATACATAAACATATTTCCAAAATGGGAATCATTTAACGCTTTTTCCAATTCATCTTTGTACCTAAATGGACTTAAAGGGCTTTTTATTTCTTCCCTCAATATAGGCGACATATTGTCTATCAAAATGCCTTGTGTAGTGCTTGCAAGATTTTGTGGTGGCAAATCTGCTAAAGCGCATAACTCCATTCTTTTATGGTCGCATTTTTCAGATTTAGGGCAACTTTTACATTTTTCTGCTAATTTACTTAAAGGTTCTGCCATCATTCCACCAACTTTCTACCGCAGATAGGGCAATAATTGATTTCAAACTCCCCCTCTCCATATTCTTCACCGCTGTTGTCATAGCAAAGTTTATAATAATTGCCATAATTAGTTGATTCTATATATGCTCTGCCATATGTATAGCCATTTTCAATCTTCTTCTTTTTACCATTGCAAAATTCACACATATCACTTCTTCCCCCATAAATTATCCGGTAATTCCTCGCCGCCATAAATCTTGTTGGCGTATTTAAGAAATGTTGGTTTACTACAGCCTGCTATCTTTGCCGCTTTTTCCTGTGATACTTGCCCTGATATGTACAGGTTAATTGCTTCATAAAATTTATCTTTGTTTAGTGGGTGTACGCCTGCTGCCATAATAATCACTCCTTGTCTGTTTTACATCATTTTCTGTATCATAATTGCCAATATACCTGTCAGCAAACATATTATTATCGACATTCCCTCTTTAACAGCTGTTGCAATAGATATATCTTCTCTTTCAATGTATTTGATATTGTAATAAACCCATATCAGCAACATTATGCCTAATATTAATTTCATAAACATTGTTCCTTTACATCTCTATAAATCTATTTGCCAGCTTGCCAAGATATTCAGCATTGGCAAAATGTGTTATTGAGTAGTTGGTGCTTTCTCTATGTTCTCTGATGAAATGGTCGTTAATCATTCTCTGTAAAACTGTAATGCTCTTATCGTCTGTTTCGTATATAGCATCAGCGTCGAAATGTCCGTGTTCTGTATCTGTGATAGTTGATAGTACAAAACATACATTCTTTAATGTCTTATCTGTAAGTATTGGATGTACTTTGTGGAAATAGATTTCATATAACTGCATATACATCTTAAATCCGTCTTTGACACAATCACATATAGCTGAATTATCTATGCTGTCGTCACAGATGTTATTGAACCTATTAACCATATCTTTTTCTTTAAGCAACATTTCATCTCTTGTGACAGCTCTTGCCGTCGGTTTCTCTGAAAACGATGTATGTACCTCTCCATCAATGTTAATTGATGTATTGTCCTTATTAGTAATTAATCTTTCAGTATTTTGTTTATTAGTATTTAATTTATCAGTACTTAATTCATTAGTATTTAATTGTCCGTGGTTTTCTACCTGTTGACATTCAACCCCTAGATTTTCTGTATCTTGTTTTTCTATTTTCTGTTTATATGGTTCTTCGTAAACCTCGTAGGTGTACTTTATTCTTCCGCCATTGCTTTTTGTCGGGTTTTCCTTAGTAACCACAACATAATTATTATCCCTTAACTCATTTAAAGCCGATTTAACGGCTGTTTCGTTCTCTTTACTTATTGCAACTAACCCAGCTATTGAATAATCCCAATTATCGGGCAATGAAAGCATTACAGACAATAATCCTTTTGCTTTCAAACTTAACTTTTTATCTCTTAAATGAGTATTACTCATAACTGTGTAATTTTTTGTTTTATGCACTCTAATTGTTGCCATAATCGAATACCTCCGCTTGATATTATTTATGTATGCCTGTGATACACACTCCGCTTAATCAATAAAAACAACAAACAGGCACAGCGGAAGTGCTTTTCGCTTCGTCAAGCTAGTTTGTTGTAATCGGATAGACAGGAATCGAACCTGTGACTACTTGAATAAATCAAGCGTTACTCCCATCTGAACTACTATCCGTTATATAGTTTAATTAGCTGCTAAAACAGGTTTCTCAACTCACAGCATTGCATATCCCCACTACGAACATTGATATGCGTTCCCACTCGAATTGATGTGGTGTGGATTTGAACCACACATAAACAAGCACTCCTGTCCTTTCAAGCCCCTAGCAATCAGGTATTCCCCTGTGGTTATGCTATGGTGGATTCGAACCACTAGCTCATTCTATCTGCTATTAGCGTTTACCCATTCCGCCACACATCAACTTACTCACACCTCTTAACCTAGGATAAGTCTGCAAACAACATTACGCACGCAGACCCAAGAAGTGCTTTCAAAACGCCGACATCGTGAATCGAACACGAACAACATTTCTGTTGGATAGCTTAGCAAGCTACTGGAATACCTTTATCCCATATCGGCAAAGTGGAGAAGATAGGAATTGAACCTACAATGTTTACCGCAAGGGAACAGATTTACAGTCTGCCGCAACACCGCCAATCGTTGCCGCTTCTCCATATCGTTTTAAAAGACTAGCATTGTGAAAATGTTTCGATTAAGGTGGATAGTTGATACTGAAAAACAATGCTAGTCTTAATAGCAGTATAGGCTATGACACCTATAACAGGTCGTGGCAAAGCTTGGATGTCATTCTACCCGTGCAGTTGGGCTCAAAGAAAGTAGCTTCGCTCGCTGTCTATCCATACAGATAACTGCTGCGCTATAGGTATAACTTAATTTTATTTGCATATTTATAATACGCAAAACCTCACGGACTATCTGACAGTCCTTAACAGCTCTCGCTATGAGGTGAAAGGAGGACTTAATGCTAGTAAACCAATAAGTCCTGTAAAGGCACAAGTGTAATTAAACACTTGAACTACCCCTGTGGGATTTGAACCCACGATACAGGAATCAAAATCCTGTGCCTTGACCACTTGGCTAAGGGGCAATATGCTATTCTTTTGTTTCAAAGAGTACTGCATTTTTATTTGCTGTTTCAAGCTCTGTGAAGTTATCCTTGCCTTTTACAACATTTGGATTGCCATTACAGGCATTACAAGGCTTTTCACAATATAACTTATGTCTATGTTTGCACTGGTAACAGTGCTTATCCTGATTACCCATTATTTATCACCTGCCTGTCTGTGATTAGCTCTGTAAGTGCCAAAACCGTCCGGATAACGTGCTATAAGTTTATCTATGTTTGTCTGCATTACATCATCAAGATTAAAACCGCAAGCTTCACAAATCATAGCAACGTACCATAAAACATCGCCACACTCTTTCTTGAGGTGCTCTAAGTCTATGCCTTTTTCGTGGAATATGCCCTTTTTAACGAGGTCTGATACTTCGCCGGCTTCACCAGTTAAACCTAAGACGCCATTAAGAAGTCCTGCTATGTCATTTATGTTGCTACACTTAGCATTGCTTTCTGTTAGAGGACTAAGTGGAAGCTTGCCAGTTAATTCAATATATAATCTACGATATGCCTTTTTATCGTTAGTACGCATAGCCAATTTTGGGTATTCATTGCCCTGCATTTATAACTCCTAACTCTTTTTTATTTTTTAAAATTTTTTGGAATTTATTCAGCCGACTGGCTGATTCTCTGATGTGTTTATTGAATATCTTGTGATTAATTAATATGTGTCTATTATACACCTAATTAGCTTAAATGTATAGATGTTAATTGGATTATTTTTAATTAAATATATAAGTGATTTATTAGCATTAATTATATGATTAATAGTTAGGTATTATTTATATATAATTATATAATATGTGTATTA